GTTTGTGGTAACTGTGCCTGCAGTTGTTGCCGCAGTTGCTGCCGCAACGGTACCACTAATGTTGCCGGCCGGAATACTTGTCAATCCCGTTGCCGCACCATAGAACGCGCCAGCATAAACGTTTCCAACCACACCAACACCACCTGCAACTTCCAACGCACCTGTAGCTGTAGATGTAGACGCAGTTGTGAATCTAACGTTCATCTGAGTATCATCAATGATAACTCTATCGGATAATGTCTGTACTGTGTTACCTGTACTACCTGTTGTAGCTGTTTGGAAAGTGATCTTACCTACAGTTGCATTACCTGTACTTGCACCTGCTTTGATTGCAATATCACCACCAATATGATTTTCGCCGGCTGCTTCGCCAGCGGCTATCGTCATATCACCACCTGCACCATCATATGTACCACCAGTGATTATAACATTACCACCTTTAGCACCATATGTATTAGCACTAGCACCTGATGTTATAGTTACTGTACCGCCTTGACCTTGTCCATAACCTGCACCGCCGGATAGTGTAGCAAGACCGCCGGCCGCATTACCAGTAGCAGAAGCGTTACCACCATAAACATATAGTCCACCTCCCGCGCCAGTGCCATTACCAATACCGCCGGTAATATTAACATTACCACCCGTATCATTCGAGGTAGTAGCATTGCCAGCATTAATATTAAGATCATCACCGGTCGTACCATACGTAGCAATATCATTAACTGTTATAGTGCCTGAAACGGATAACGCTGTTAATATACCTACACTAGTTACATTTGGTTGAGCCGCTGTAGTTAATGTACCACCTAGCAATGTAGAATTGAATGCACCTGTTGCGGCATTGAATGTTAAGTTAGCATTTGATCCTTCAGCAACGTTACCTGATGCGGCATTAGCAAGAACAGGGTAGAATGTACCAGTCGTAACGTCAGCTACACTGATAAAATCAGCAACGTTTGCATAAGCAACGTTTAAATTTGCCACACGTGTTGTACTTGTAACTGTTAGTGGGGCTGTGCCGGTTGCTACGTTCGATATCAATCTACTTGCAGTGACATTACCTGCGGTATCTAAGTTAGCACCTCTGATATTTCCAGTGGCATTTAATATTGTTGCAGACAAGTTTCCAGTTGCGGCGTTGAACACTAGATTAGCATTAGCACCATCTGCTACGTTACCTGAAGTAGCATTTGCTAATATTGGATAGTACGTACCTGAACTTACAACTGCTGTGTTAATATGATCTGCAACGTTTGCATATGCTACATTCAAATTAGCAACACGTGTTGTACTTGTAACTGTTAATGGGGCAGTACCTGTAGCAACGTTTGATGTTATTGTACTTGCAACAACAGAACTTGTTGCGTTTAAATTACCTGCGTTTGCGTTTCCGTTAATGCTTAATACATTGGTAGTAAGGTTCCATGTAAAATCAGCATCACCGTCTAATACACCACTGTTGTTGAATTGAACGGAGCCTGAACTTCCACCAGCAACACCTGTACCGCCACCTGCACCTGAGATAACGCTGGTAGCAATAGCTACGTTAGGCGTTGATGCACCTAAGTTAGTACCAACTGCCGCAGTTGTTCTACCCGAATCAGTGTACAAACTTACATTACCACTAGTAGGATAATCTACTGATAATGTCATGTAGAATGTTTTACCGTTAACGATTGTGTTTGCATTTGCTCCACTAGCACCAGTAATAGTAACAGCAGTACCGTTAGTATAAGGTACTGTATTTGCTACTCGCATAACGATAGGTGTAGCATTACTTAGTGCAATAATTGGAGTATATAACGTACCTTTAGGAGTCCAAGATAAGTTGCCTAATCCGTCTGTTTCTAAGACGTAGCCAATAGAGCCACCGCTGATACTGACATTAGCAACACTACCTAGGTCAATATCTCCGCCGGCGTCACCACCGCGGTTAACCCAGTTAGTACCGTCATATGCAAGAATTTGACCATCGTCAACTGAGACAGCGGAAATGTCTAAATTACCAACTGCGCCCTCAATTTGACTGAAAGCAATATTCGAATAGGATGTGAGAACCTCAATGTTCTCATTGGGGGAAACTTTACCAATGAAAAGTCGTTTCGCATCAGTCGCAAAGCCAAATTCAGCTTCGTCAAGCTGTGGCAAGTCAACGATGTTACCTGATCTTTGTTGGATTTTTGATATCTGTACAATAGCCATAAATGTAATCTTTACCGGTTGTACAGTTATTTATCATTAAATCATTATAGGAACTTCATGTAATATTGTTCTACTCGCTTGAACCACATATCAGTATATTTGTCAAATTCAGTGCCTTCTATGATGAATTCTTGATAAATGTTATCTTGCGTACACATGAAAATAACACCTTTACGGATAGTAGTTCCATGCACTTCGTTGTGTGCATTAGCATAAGCCGCTAATTGAACAAAATAATCATCAATCCACTCACGTTTTTTTAGTTTGTTAGATTGTTTGTGATCCATGATAGCAGGTTCATTGCTATGAACACCCACTAAGTCAGTGGTACCAGCATACACTTTAGGGAAATAGAGAGGAACTTCTGTCCCCCAGTACTCATTACAATTGACAAGACCCTGTCTAATAATAGAATCTGCCATTTTGTGACTTTGCTGACTATATGGATTAGAGCCGGGAACCCCCAACTCTCCTGTCTTGATATAGTCCTCTATCCACTTGTGCATACGAGTACCACGACCAGCAGCCTCAGTGGTAATCTGTTGTGCTTTTGCAGGACCCATGCGCTTACGCCATTCGTTCAATGCTTTCTTAGATTCTTCTGATTTAGTAGCATCTAAAATTGTAGTGACTGAGGGTAGCTTTTCGCCATCAGGCGTTGCATATCTTCGACCCTCAGGCGTATCAATTCTACTGATTTTTACATAGTTAAATTTAGTTGGATTATACATATTATTCCCAGGCACTAGTATATAATGTACCTGACAGGTCTTTCTTGTTAAAATCTTTTAGTGTAACGTATGAACCCGTAATGGGAGTGAATGAACCATACTTCATTGTTAATTGGTCGTAAAAATAATCTGCTGTGATATACATAGATTCTTGACCTTCGTGACCACATGGTAACTTTTCACAATGCTGTATCAGTTTATAGATTGGATTTATAGTATCATTATTGATAAAATTAAAATGATTTTTATATTTTTCAATAACCGGATCTGTTTCGGAGTTATTAAAATCTACGAAAAAAGAAGAAACATAAGGAATGTTATGTGCTTTAAACAATGAATCTAACGATAATTGACACAGCATAGTCCTGCGTAAGAAATCTTCTTCACTCCAATTGTCTAGTAACGCAGCCTCATAGAAGTTTCTAGGTTTACTGTCAGGAAATGATATAGATACATACCCTTGAGGCAAATTCTTATTATAATATTTTCTGCACCAAGCTTCTCTGCGCCATGGCTGAGTCCAACCTATGACATATAGTGGTTTGTTATTGTTAGGTAAATCTTCAAAGTAGTATTCATAAGTGCGCCTATGAATAGTATCGTTACCTGATCCGGGTACTGCTAGATTAACTAGAGGTACGCCTAACTTTTTTGCAAGTAATGCAGGCCATCCGTTGACTGTTAGATCAGGTAATCCCTGACAATACGTCCAACTGCAACCATTTACGACTAAGTGTGTTATTTCCATTATACTCTAAAGCTTTCTCCACACCCACAGCGATCACGTTCATTTGGATTAAGAAATTCAAATCCTTCGTTAAGACCGTTCTTAACGTAATCGATTATCATTCCCTGAACATATGGACTACTCTTGGGATCTATGTATATAGCGCACCCTTCACAATCCAATATTAAATCACTGTCTATCGGTGTATCGACAAACTCTAGTACGTATGCAAGTCCAGAACAACCTGTAGTCTTTACGCCTACACGTATTCCTGAACCTTTTCCTCTTCTTTGTATTTGCTGTCTTATTTTTTTAACTGCGGCTTCAGTTGCTTCTATCATTACTTACCAGTGGCGTGTTTAGCCATGCCTGCGACAACTTTTTTGCTTTCTTCTTCAGGGGGTGCTTCTGGAGTACCGAAACCTTTGAAAACAATTTTGTCACCCTGAATGTTAGAAATAAGATTTTTAAGTGGGAGTTGTTTAATCATATCGTACAAGTCTGTCTTGTCGTATATGATATCATATTTTTTGAGATATTGCAAGAAATCGGGAACTGACATGTTAGGATCAGCTTGACCTTTTTCTAAGTCTGACTTTAACTGGTCACCTACGGCTACAAGTTTTGTAACCATAGGATTTGGTCCAGCAAATTCATAAAGACGCATGATTAACGCTTTGCTCGGCCTACTGCGCCACCAATACTTGGTTCAGGATCTTCTTCGGGAGCGGGCATATCCATACCAGCATCAGCGTCCATGTCAGCACCTAGACCAGCGTCCATGCCTGCATCCATACCACCTAGCTCATCGCCCATACCAGCATCTAAGCCAGCGTCGGCATCTAGACCAGCATCAGTAAAACTACCTGCGCCACCACCAGTGATACTATCACGTGCAGACTTCATCTGAGCAAATGCTTCTTTTAATGCACCACTCAATGTGTCTAATTGTCCAGAAACGATATCATTGTATGCTTGAGATTCGTTTGCACCGATCTCAGATTCAATGCTGTCAACAAGTGCAGGCAATTCTTTAACTTGCATTTGACCAACATCTTCAAGCATTTTTTGAATGCTATCAACTAGGTCTTGTGCGGCTAAAACAACTTGCGACTTATCAACTTCTTCGTTTTCCACAACGATTCGTGTTTGAGGCTGGCTTAGCAATTCATTAAAATGTTGAACAAGTGCTTGTTCCATAAACACTAACTTCATGTAGCCAGGGTTAGTTTGATTCTGGTGGAAATCAGGAGCTTCTTTAGCTTCCATAGCTAAGGAGCGAACTTTCTTTAACATCTTTTGTGTATCCATTTTATTCATTGAAGATGGATCAAAAGACATCTTGTAGTTCTCTGCTAATGCTCTAGGAGCATAAACTTTTTTGTCAAAATCGGTTAATTTCATAGTTGTATTCCAAACGTTATAGAGTATTTATCTTTTTGCCGCAAACTTTCTAGTTTGCCAATTATTTGATTCATTGATAAATGAACTCATTTCATGAACCATCCTTCGTTTCTTATTCTGTTCTTCACTGAGTTTGGCTGCATATATCAATTTGTATTCAATGTCATTTGTCTTTTTTAGTAGGTTTTTGTGAACCTCTATATTAACATCGGTTCCAGCAATCATACTGTCTAAGTATTCGATTCTTCTGGCCTGACTGTATTTTGTTCTATTTTCAAATATACACCAAGTCAATGCATTCTTCAATGTAGAAAATAACTTAAATTCGCTACTATTCCTTAGTTGAACTTTATATCCGTTTTTTGCAGGATATACTGTAAAACGATTAAAGAACTCATAACTACCATCATCGTTCTGTAACATAGCTATGTCAGCCATTTTATTGAAAAATTCCTTTTTCAAGAATTGACTTATCTTTTTCATTGCAAAATCTTCAGTCATAATTCACCGTAAAATAAATGTTTCTTAGTTCGCCACTTCCATCTAAAAAGGCAGGAAGTTTATTCCATTCAGTTCCGCACAATATCATAGGTACATTATGACAATCGCTGTACAATGCACCTAATTCATTAATGCCATCATTGAAAACGCTGTGATGCTGTATATCAAATATAAACTTCCAACATGGTAGTTTTTCATCGTCTTGTTGCTGAAATAAGAATCCAAAGTTATCAAACTCATCAAGACTTATATCTATTCTTTTGGGCATAGATATGATTTCAGGTTGAGACCTAAGATTGATGACTTGAAGTATAGTGTCAAAATTAGCTTGAGTGTTGCGTTTCTTAGTCCATTCAGTGATATCTTGATCGTCACCTGGTCTGGTTCTATTCAGCACCCCAGTCTGGGTTATATCAAATAGCGTGTAACATGTTATTCTAAAACTCATAGAAGTATTTAACAGCCACAAAAAAACCCGAGAATTTCTCGGGTTCTTTGAGCAAGTTAAGATTAACCTGTGAATGTAGCAGAAGCCGCAACTGTAACAGCTTCAACAGCCGCTGTCAAAGCAGTGTCAAGAGTTGCAGTTGTCCATGCGCCAACTGGATAAAGAGCAACAGCTAATGTATCATTAGTGTCATCTGTATATTCATACATATAGATTGTAGCTAATTGTTGAATAGTTTGGATAGCTGTGTTCAATTGAGTTGTTGTCAATGCACCGTCAAATGTGACAGTGAAGAAGTCCAACTTAGGACCTTGTGGTTGAACTGTTGCGGCAGAAGTAACTGCGTTAACACCGCTGTTTGTATAAGCTGGGCTGTCATAGTTAATGACTGGTAAGAAGTCGCCGTTTACACGTGTAAATTGTGCCATGATAAAATTCCTTTAAATGTTTTGAAGCCTACTGCCTCATACACTTATTTATGCCTGGCACAAAAAAATGTTGGTTTTGGATACTAAAATTAGCCGCGGCCGGCTAGATTTTGGCGACTAAAGCCCATTCTATCTACGAATTTTAGTCCGTTTGCAACGAATCCCTCTTGTGTTTGAGTTCCATCTTGTAGATAGCCCTTGACAGGACTAGATTCTGCGGCTTTGTTTAATTGTTCTACTACAGACATTTTTAAAGCATAGATAGCGGCCCAGATTTCAAATGCGCCCTTAACACCTTCCATGTTCTGTTGTAAGTGATTTTCTATTTTAGCTTTCATGCTAGCAGTCATGGGACGACCGTCAACGTATTCCATGAAGCTTGGCAATAGATTAGACAAGTCACCTGCAACAATCTTCTTGTTGATGAATGTAGTAAACAACTGATTGAATGAACTTCTAGCTTGAGGCGCAGTACTCATTAATTGATCCACTGCAGGACCATACGCACTGATTGCACTGTTTGCCGCTTTGACTAGTTTATTATCTAGTTTTAATTTAGGGGTGATAGGCATTTTAGCAGGAACAATAGCTACGTTGCTGTTGTTCTTTAACTTACCAATTCCACCATCTAGTGGTACTGCATCGTCGGTTGTGTATGCATCTGGTGCTAGATACTGGTGAACAACAATACCTGCAGTTTTGCCACGGAAAAACTGACCCATTTCACTGTCAGCTTCTACTGTATATGCGATGCCATTTGGATTTGCTTTAAACTGGTACAGTCCTTTTTGGTCTTCTAGTGGTGCGCTGAACAACAAATCACCCCAGTAATAACCCTTGCTACGGTCTGCTTTTTCTAGACCAGGCCAAATGTTAGCAATAAGTTGATGTAGGTTTGAACGATTCACACCACGTTCCATGTCATACTTTACGAATTCTTCAGGACTATAGACTTCACGCCCGGAACCATCTTTCTTGTTGAACATGTGCTTGTCCATGATGCTGAATCTACCATCAACACCGCGACCAAATATCAATGCAGGATATCCGTCCCACTTGATAGTTACTTTAGCTGGATTCTGTACAGTATCTACTGCCGACTGTACCGCTCTTGTAGCACCTTGACTACCTGCTAAAAATATCAAATCTTCAGGATGATCTAAGTGGCCTTTATCTTCAAACAAAGAACGTGGTTCAACATAGTCTATATCAGACAATGTATTACGTAATGAAGCTAATGTTTCTGATAAGTTCATTTTCTACTTTTCTTTGCTTCTGACACTGGAGCAGCCGGGGCTGGGGTGTTTGCTGCCTTAACTAGTTCTTGTACAAAACTAGTATACGCTGTTTTATCTAATGCGTTCAATCTTGTCATTGCAGTTCTGATTCCAGCCGCAAGTTCTTTAGCATTTGATGCAGTACTAATAGCCTTCACCATAGCGTCTGATGCTTGTGCACCTTGCTGACCCGGTTTGCCTTGCTGTGCCTGACTACCAAATCCAGGAGCAAAACTAGCGGCATATGCCGCATTCGCTAGTTGAGTCAGTGCAGTCTTGCCCTTATCTTGTGCATATGTATCTTCGATTTTTTGAATTAATTCTTGTGTATGGGAGTCTGATAAATCCACACCTTTTGCATAAGTAGGTAACCATCTTTTGAAAAACTGCCCTACAGATTCTGCTTCTTGTAGTAGGCTTTCAAATATCGAATTCAATTTTTGATAACGTCTTTCATGTATGCCTTTTACTGCGGCTTGACGTATCAATCCTTTATCTTGTTGAAATCCAGGTTTCTCTTTCTCAGCACGAACTCTTGCTACTAGTGCATTATCGGCCGCAGATGAGGCCGCATTTGCATCAGCAGTTTTCTTCATCTGAGCCTGTGCATCTTGTTGTGCTTGTATGCCGGCCGCCTTTTCAGCTTCTCGGCGTTTTTTCAATGCATCCAAATCCAATGCTTGACCTTGAGGTTCAGCAGGTTTTTCTTTAGGTTCAGCTTGAGGTTCAGCTTGAGGTTCTGTTTTTCCTGATAAACTAGGGTCTACTCGACCGCTTTGTATCTCACTGTTCAATGTTGCATATGCTCTTGCTACAAAATCGTTGATGAACTTATTTTTGCCCATCTTTTCTGCAACAGATAATTCTCCTTCGGTATCACCCTTAAGTCTGTTCTTCATTTGTTGAACAGCGGAAGCACCGTAATTACCGATCCAGTTTTCTAACTTTTCATTAACTCTATGTACGGGTTTTACCTTTATATCATTCAGCCTCATGATTCTTCCTTATACTTTTGGCAAATCTTGCTTGGTCACGACCCTTTATTGCGCTTAATAACTTCTTTTCCAATAGCTCAGAAGTATCCTTATCATAGTGTTTATTGATAAGTTCAATAAGATTGATCGCACTAGTAATGATGTTGTGAGCACGGTTCTCAATAATATGAGTCATGTCACGGTTATTACCAATAGATTCTAGTTCTTCTAGAAGGGAGCGGGTTTTCTTTTGCATAAATTTGTCCTAATTGTATTTATGCTTGATTACTTCTTTAGCGAATTCAACAGGGCTTTTAGTTTAGTACCCTGTACATCCGCTACAACACGCTTATTTTCCGGCTCAATTTCCCCTGTTATAGGATCGACTTTTTCAGTCACTATAGACTGTGTTTTTAGCTTATTCATTAAATCATTAGGACTAGATTTAGGAGCATACTTTGCTTGTTGATCTGCGTATCCGTCAGGATCTTCGTCAGTAATACGCATTGTCTCAATATTATACTCTAAGTCAATCTTCTGACCCACGCCCGTTGAACTACGTGATTTCATACACTGTATCTGATACTTACCACGTTCACGCATACTACGACTTGTAAAGATACCGAACACGTTATCTGCTGTGTTAATCTTACTGATACCACCAGCA